GCTTGATGTGTCTTCTCCGATTGCCTTTCCTAGAGAATTCACGGAACCAAAAACGACTGCGAATCCATTTGGTGTTCTTTCTATGAAGTAGATTCTTTCATCTACTTGTGAAGCATATCCGATGGAATCCACCTTTGTCCAGACATACTCAATCTCATCCTCAACGGTGATTACACGAATCGTGCTCAAATCAAAAGAATCAGTGACAAATACAATCTTTTGATTATCAAAGTCAAAGTCTGGAAACACTTCGGCATCAATGTATGCAGAAGCTTCGTATATATTGAAAGAAGAAGCAGATCCATCAATTACTGGAATATCTTCAAGTGTGAATAGAGAAAACTGTACACCATCAGAGTTTTTAGAAGTAAACTGAGTTCCTTCTGCCAATGATGTTATGGAAGCACCAAGTCCAGCAACACTGACCGTAGCAATCGCGGCAGTTCTTGCGGGAACGGTATACCCTAATGGTTTAACCAATGAAATGACCGAAGATTCTCTCTGTGCGCTGTCAAGAAATGCTTCGGCATTGATTATATTCGCATAGTAGGCATAAAAGTAAGTGTTATATGCCATGAGATCAATCATGGTCCGTAGAGCACTTCCTTCAAAGTTATATCCAGAAAATATTGACTGATTTCTTAAATAATCAGTCAGACTCTTTTTGATATCTGTGAACTCTAAATTGCCTAAAGTTGTTGGTGTTCTGGATACTGCCATTATCTGTTCCTTGATATTTGAATATTTATTTCATCTTGAACATTTCCTTCTTCCAAGAGATAACTAAAATATAAAGTTATAGTATTTGGCAAGTCTGGGTCAAATTCAAACCGAATGTCCCGAATTGAAATTCTTGGTTCATATCCAGCAAATGCACTTTGAATTCTTGCTTGCATCTCTATGTGCATTTCCGATGTGTTGTTTTCAAACAACGAATTGAATAGATTACATCCAAATCCATAATCAAATGGTCTTTCTCCGACATTTGACAACAGAATGTTCTTAATTGATTGACGAACCGCACTTAAATTACGAGAAATGTTCAAATCACCAGTAAACGTATTGCTACTGATAAAGAACGGAATGTCTGCGTAATTGTTGGTAAATGCTTTCATATAATTATTTAGGTTAAAACAAATGGTTTGACTGGAGATGTTATATCGTTTGGATCAAAATAATTAGAGTCTCTTACTAGGGTGAGAATCATGTAATATGTTCTCGGAGTCGCGAACATGTGTTGGATTCCCGAAACCATCCAAGTTCCAGAAATTGCCTTATATTGATCTTGCGTATATAAAGGAGCATCATTTTCATTGATGACCGATACCAAAGATCCAACATTGACAACCGAATTTGAAGTGACTTTAATTCTGATTTGCTGAGAACTCAACTGAGCAGAATGGGCATTTCTCATGAGTGGAACTTCATAAGGTGTTTCCCAGAAAGTCGCATATGTTCTGGTATATGCCAGATATTCATTGAACTTCTCTCCCCACTCTGGACAATTACAACTACATGTAGATTCTGGATCAGAATACTCACAACCAAGATATTCCTCCCCAAGAACTTCTTCAATCATCGCACATTCATTGATTTCCTTTTCCAGTCTGTACAGTTCCAAATATGTTGGTTCTGTTTCTGTTGGTTTTACGTTCTGTGCTGGACAGTTACAGTAGTAGTTCGTATTTGGACAACCATCGGAATTTACAATAACTTGATTTGGATTTGCACAGGAAAGACCTAAATCGTTACATGTACGAAGTCTTGACTTGGCAAATACCACAAATTGTGCTGCAAAGTTACGATCAAAGAATTCGTACTCTGTATCCACTGGTGGAGTGATCAATCCATATTCAGTCTCACCACTGAGATCATATTTCCAGAGATCTGTCGCAACCAATCCTGGTCTGTAAAGATTGTAATTTCCAGCGATATAATTCATCAGAGATTCGTGGAAATAACCTTGTAAGTCGGTTGTGTACGGAGAAATGGAATCTCCATCTTTGCCTTCAATAAAGAATGTAAGGTCTGGAGCACTGTTTTCCATCAATGCCTTTGTTGTTGGATTGTTGTCCAAGGTCAACCAGGTTTCAAATTCACTTCCATACCAAGTTCTCCAGTAATTTGGATTGATTGTGAATATTGCCTTGCCACCAAACAAGTCTCTTGCCTTGGTATTTGGAGTCTTGAACATATTCGCAAAACGAATTGGTATGAATAGATTTCTTGGCACAAACAACGACCACCACGAACGGTGTGGTTTTAACTTACGATAACTGTTTGGAAGAATATAAGATCCTACAACTGACGTTCTATAAAGTGGATCAAATTGCTTGCCAGAAGAAACCCCGTAGTGGTATAGAGATTCCATCCAGTCTTGAGACTCATTCTCAAAGTAGTATCCACCACCCATGTGGAAATCTAGATCATACCCTCCACCATGAAGATCTTCTTGTGCTGGATCGTATGCGTAATATGGATAATCAGTTTCAAATCCAGGTTCAGGCCAAAGATCCATGCCATTGTAATCTGGTGTTAGATAATCTGCCTTTGACAAAACAGATCCAGTATCGTGATTCCACCAGTTGTAATAATTGCCCTTGTTAATGCCTTGTAATTTGCGATTGCTTGGAAGATCATCCTTGATCTTCTTTACGGCAACATCAAATCCGTAAGGATCCATTCCAATGACGGCAATATTGTACTTGACACCTTGTCTTCCGAATGGACCAGGAGTTACATTCACAAGATATGGCAAGAAGTATTCAATACCAGCATCACGGATGAACGCATTTGGGAAATCCTTAATTGTATCAAGACCGATGGGCGTATTGAATTCAATTCTGACATAAGAAGAGATTTCTTCCTTCTTGACATTTGCTGGTTTCCTTCCAGTCACATCATAGAAGTTGTAAGTGTCTTTAAAATCAGTAAGAGTTCCAGAAAGATCCGATTGTGCCTGTCCATACGAACTATTCAGCAATCTGCTTGCTGGAACTATGTTGTTTGGATTGTGAGAATACAAATCAATATGAGCAACACCAGGAACTACTGCTTCATTTCCAGAATACGATGGATAATAATTTCCAGCATTTGCCGTAAATGAAGTATTATCAATAAAGAATGTAAAGTCATCTGTTCCATCTGCGTCAGTTCTTCCGAACCAAACATGAGGAGATCTTGATGTCACAAATGGTTGAGAATTATACCCCTGATCGTAGTATGGATGTGCTGTAGAACCAGCATCTCCTCCGAAGAATATTTCATACAACCACTCTCCCGCAGAAGCACCAGTGATTCCTACCTTGTTTGATAAGAGTTCGTATCTACTTCCACGAATTTCTTTTCTTGTTATTTTCTTTACATTCTGAAGAGAAAGAGGTGAATTTATACCAGAAACACCTGTTTGTTCGTTTCTGAATATCGAAGCACCTGGATTCTTCGAGAAGAAGAAAGCATTTCTCTGATACCACTCTTGATAAGAAGTGTTCCAAGAATTGATAAATTTGCTTGCTATTTCTGATTTGAGTTTTTCTGTTAATTCAAACTCTACAAGCAACAATTGTTTTTCAACTACTACTGTTCTTCTTAGAGTTTCCAGAGAAACGGGACTGAGACATGTCGTGTTGTAGCATTGTACATTTTCTAAACATTCTTTGGTCGTGTTTCTAATTTCTTCGTCGGTGATTGCTGGTATCAATCCAGATTCTGATCCATAATCAAAGAACGACCAATCCTTGACACCATCATCCCAAAGATATGGAGCAGCGTAATCATATATAGGAGAATACTCAGATGCTGCTTGTCGGTTGATGTGTTTGATGTATCCACGAACAACTGGATCGTTTGAGCATTGTGCCAGTAGATTGGGATTTACATAAACCACATCTTCGTCTGTTGGCAATCCAGATGGTCCTGTGGGTCCAGTTGGTCCTGTGGGTCCAGTTGGTCCAGTTGGACCAGGAGTTCCAGGAACGATTATAACGGTTACGTCGTCATCTACTATACACTCTGAACAATTTTCAACTACAGATCCTAGGAAATCTTGAGTTCCACAAAATCCATTTGGAAGAGGAACACAAACACTCACACCAAATGCCGCAACACTTAAGCAGCAATTTTCAACTCCGTCGTCTGGAGTTCCTGGATCGTATGTACATTGTTCTGGATCTTCAATGCTATAACCACGAGCTGGATTTTCTGCTGCCAATGCCGCACATTCTGGAATTGGAATAAATGCTGGATAGCTTGGATCTCCTGCTTGTGCTCCACGAATACAACACCATGTACAGTTTTCTGGGTTGGTGTCACAATCGTAACTTTCACATGTCAGGAATCCATTATCATCAATACAAGATGTTCCTGGTCCTTGCCATTGTCCACCAGAACATCCTGCTTCTATTTCTATGCTGCAATTTCCAAAATTACCAAATGTACCTTCGCGACAACATGCTCCACCCGCACATGCGTCTTCTGACCATGCTTGTGCGATACTCGCACCTGGTCCAAATGAATAATATCCCTGACATCCATACGAATTGTTAGCCCAGTCTGGTGGGTATTGTGGAAGATCATTATATGGTAAATTTCCATTAACTATAGCACCATAATAAGAACATGAACCTTCTAATATATACGATTCATTCGGATTACCTGTACAATATTGACAACATCCCTCACCGCCTGCAAAATTGGAAAATCTATAGGTGAGTTGATTTCCATTTGGATCTTCTCCAAAAACAACAACACCCAATCCTTTGTTTATAGGAATGGCAGTATATGGGACAAGACCGTATTCTTGTTCAGATATAGGCCACTGTCTGGTTTCGCTTCCAATGAATGGTCCTAGATTTTCTCCTGGGAAAGAATCTCCGACATATCTAAATCCTTGAGAAAGATCAACTGGTCTATAAGAATCCGACTGTTTGTCAATAGTTGCTTTATCTAGGATCTGTATGGCATTGAATTTATATTGATTTACATTTCCCAAAAATAGATCAATATCATTAATTCTTTTGCTGATCTTTTGAAGGAGTATATTATAGAGATTTAAAGATCTTTGTAGTGCGTATTTTTTATATGCTGCTGGTGCTTCTGGTCCAACTATATTGAAGAACTGACCAATTGTTTCATTGTATGGTGCTTTTGTAAGATCATACGAGTATGTTAGACCATACTGATTTGCAGTATTGCCTGGATCGTAGTTGATTAGATCTGTGAAAGATCCAGCAGCAACGATCTTATATTCGTCTTCTTTGATTGATCCATAGATGCCAGTTGCTCCAAAGAGTGCCTGATATGTAATGCCATCAATTGGTCCTGGGTTTTCCAGAATTTCTAAATCTTCCTTGGAACCAAGAGGTCCATCGGCATGACAGCAGACGGTACATCTATACGTTTCCCATTTTCGTTTGATGTCTTTTTTCTCTGCGTATTCTTGTCTTTTCGCTTTAAGTGGAACACGAATCTCTTTGTGTATCTTTTCAAATGTAGAGAATGTAAGGTCTGTCAAATCAAATTGAGGTTGCCATGCCTTCCTCGACCAAGGAGAACTTGCTCTGTGGTTATATACTTCCCACTTGACTGGATGTGGATTGTTGAGTACTTTTTCGCTAAAGTATCCATATATCTCATCATCTACTTTTGAATTCTGTTTGGCAGTTGTGAGTTCGTTGAATGGTGAAGTATCAATATCATCCGAAACTAGTTTATTCTTCTCAATATGCTCTATTCTGGAGTAATCTCTATGATAATCATAGGTTACGGTTTTCTTGATAAAGCAATCATCGCTACTTGTGAAGTCAATGTAAGGATTAGTATAGTCTGGATCAATTCTCTCATAATAAGAAAACAAACCACCAGAATCATACAACCACTGAATATTATTTTGACTCAACACTTCGTAGTTGTGAATTCTCTTTGGATTGTTTTGATCAATCGTAATTAAGAATGTATCGTCAAGTTCTGAATTCTTTTCCTTTAAGATCTTGGAAAGAGATCTGAAGTTCCATCCGTTTCTATCGTGCCAGCAGTAATAATCTGCATACAGAGTAGGAGCATACAAGTCAAGAACATCAACAAATGACAATACTCCAAGAGGATGTCCATTTGTTCCAGTGCCATCCCAGGCATACTTTGAGATATAATTGAGCATTTGAGTGATTCTCATTTGCCCTTTTCTCTTCATCCAGGGGTAAGAGACATGATCGTGCTTCAACCATATGCCATTCTTGGCAGAGTCAATCTTTCCAATTGGCAATTTATAATATTCAAAAAGAACATTTATAAGTCCAACTTCAGATTCGCCAAACACAAACTCACTTATACTTTGTATTGCTGTAGAAATTAATCCCTGATTTCCTTCTTGATCTGTTGCTATTTTTCCAACAAAGTCTTCATTGTCATTGAGAAATGATGTTGTATAGTTTGGAAGAAATATTTCAGAACTAATGAGATCCAACTTCCAAAGACTATATCTCTCATCCAATGTGGTATAGTCAGTTTGCTTTGCTTCGTTTGTTATATTTTTTGCAGCATGGATATGAAATCTAAATTCGGTGACATCTTCCGAATCACCAATTTTTACCTTTAAGACTAAAGTGTCTTTTCCATTTAATTTAATTTCATTAGTCCAGTTTCTAACATCATACAACACTACAGAACCAGTCATCGGTCCAACAAACAAAGATTCCTCAAATGTCATGGAAACTAAAGGAGAATCTGTATATACTTCAGATTCCCAAGGAATTATTGTGAAGGATGTGTTAAAAAAGAATGAAGATCCAGATTCAATGTATAGTTCTTGAATTCTTGATTCTGCTGGACTGATTGGATTTGGCAAATCTGGTGTAGGAGTGAAATAATCAGAAATTGCCTGTCCAAGTAATGATGCTAAAGAAAATATAGACATAATTAAACTAGTACCTTAAATGATCTACCTATCTGATTTGTTTCCAATGCCGTCTGAATAGTCGCCATTACACTATTTAGATAATCTGCCTTGAGTACTTTGATCTTTTGACTTTCAAATCTGGAAACGACTAATTCTTCGCTTAGATATTTGTATCGTATATTTGTCGTAGTTGGCGATCCATCATTTGTCACATAATCATAAAGAACAGTATCCGAGAAGTTGGAGGTAACTGCATCAGTTGGATCTGTATATGTTTCAGATGGATCTAAAGAGTTTATAGTCAGTGTACTCAATGATACGATTCTGTACGGAGACACTTCAATTTTACCAGCATCTGTTCCCGCAGTAGAAATATAAAAATAAGAAAGACTATTGAGATATGTTTCAGTGTGAAGCACTTCCGCGTAATCTGTGTCCTGTGGTGTCGATCCAGTGCTTCCGAATGTAATTGGTGTTATCTCTCCGTTAGGAAGTTTTCTGGCAAATGCCACAAGATCTCCAGTACTGATTTCTCCAGCACCAGATATTCCTCTTATTTTTCTTAAATTCTTATCAAAACTGACAATTTGACGATAATGATCAACATCAACACTGGTAGTAGTCAGATCACTTGTACCATCTACCTTTATGATGATATCTCCTTCTTGTATGTCTGGCAGATTAGCAATATAGTACGCATCTCCTCCATAATCTCTCTGAAGAGATGCTTCGTATTTCTGAGCAGTTGGATACCATTCATTATTGATATCCGCAAAGTTATTACACATCATGACCAACCATGAAAACCCAGGAACACCATAAAACTTAAAAGAAACCGATTCTGGTGTCTCTCCCTCTTGTACAAAATAGTCTTCAAACGCATTTCCAGAAACATCTTGAATGGAAATATTTCTAAAAATATCCAATATGGTAACTTGTTTACCATTAAGATTGTAAGGAATTGTTTCTAAATTGCTGAATAGCATTATCGTAATCCTAGTGTTTGAGATCTGCCAGCAGCAATAAGTCCAGATCTGCTAGTGATTTGAGAACCACGAAGACGAACAGATGGTTCAAGTTCTGTGAATGCGAGTGATATCGAATATACCATTGGATCTATATCGTTACCAACACCTACCACACTGCTGCTTTCTAGTGGTATTCTCTTGGTCTTCACAACGGTTAATACAGAAAGTTGAGGTTGACCCGTCCATGCCTTATTGATCTGCGTGCTATTCAGAGAAACGCTGTTTCCAAACGACCAAAGAGGTGGGTGATAAAATTTGGTGTTCGCTATATTTCCCCAAGAAGTTCCTGTTGGAAGCGAATATGCTTCAAATGCATTTGCTATATCTGCTGCCATTTTTGAATCACTTGATGTAAAACAGGGTAGATTTACCGTCACGTTAAAAGATCTTGATGGACCACCACCAGCAAATGTCAAATCATACATATCTGGTTCTGGCATAGAAGAACCATATCCCATCTCTTCACTAATAATTTCTCCTTTTTCTTGAATATAAGATCCTATATTTCCTATAAAATCATCAAAACTTTGTTTAATTCCTCCTAATCCAAACAAAGAAGGAGTAGATGTCACGGCATCTGTAAATTTTTTCTTAAACTCTGGAGCAGTGGTACTTATGAATGATATTTGTGCTGGGACGACAATATTCAAAAGCATGTTACTCAGGGTTGGTATGTTGAATTCACCAGCACCTCGTTTGGATGCCTCGAATCTATTCAGAGCATTTTGTGTGTAGGAAAACGCATAAAATCTCATCCATAGTGGAATTTTTGATTTTAGACTTTCTAGGGTTGGAAACAAAAATGATTGAGTTGATTCCGTGAATTCAAAGGGGGATGCCATTTTCTCTCCTAGATATTATTAGCATGGCATATAAGACTCGTTTTTTACCAACTAACACTACAAAATATATAGGTGATTGTAATAAGATAATATGTCGTTCTCTCTGGGAACGTAAATTTTGTAAGTTCCTGGACGAAAACGTAAATGTCATTCGTTGGTCATTTGAAACTCTAAAAATACCATATATTTCTCCAGTTGACAGACAACCACATTTCTACATACCAGATTTTATCGTAGAGAAGAAGAACAAAAAGGGAGAAATTGAAACACTATTGGTTGAGATCAAACCTTTCAAGCAGACACAAAAACCAAAGACTGGAAAAAGAAAAAGCAAAAAATCAATGATCAATGAAAATATTACATTTGAGATAAATAAAAGTAAGTGGGAAGCAGCAAAAGAGTTTTGCGAAAAACATTCATGGAAATTTGTCATTCTAACAGAGAAAGAGTTATTCAATGCCTCGGACAAATAATTTAGGTATCGCAAAAACACTCAACGAGTTTAGACAAACTGTAGTCCAAAGAAAAGGACCACAAATTGCTGGCAAGTACGAGGTGGTAATGGTCACTGGATATGGCGAATCTATATCCTGCTATCCATTGAATGTTGTTCTTCCTGGTAGAACCTACAAATTCTATGAACATGATATCTGGGGACCAAATAGAAAAATACCAATCAAGAGAGTATATTCTGACTGTAGCATGACATTCATAATATACCAGGACTGGGGTGAAAGATCGTTTCTAGAAAAATGGATGAACCATGTGATCAAAAACCAAGACAATACTTCTGTGGGAAGTACCAATCAATCGGATAACCAGTATAATGATTATTTAAAATATGAAAATGTCGGTACTATACAAGTCAGATTTCTAGCAAGCGATGATCATAATATCACAAATACAAGTGTGGTTCTCAAAGAAGCATATCCTTCCAGTTTAAGTCAAATTACTGTGGGTGCTGACGGTTCTTCTTATCCCACATTTAATGTAACGTTTGAATACAACACATATGAATATGACAATTTTAGTTCTACAGTATAAATGAGGTTAATATGAATAAATTATTGAAACAATTGCAAAGTGCCTTGCCAAAGTATTCCGTCTCTCTTCCTTCCACGAAGAAAAAACTTAAATTCAGACCATTCACTGTGAAGGAAGAGAAAGTACTTTTGATCGCAAATTCTACAGCATCGTATGAGGAAATGTTGAACACACTGACAAACGTGATTGACTCTTGCTTTGACTTGGACAGACCGTCATCAGAATATCCATTCTTTGATATAGAATACTTGTTCTTAAAACTAAGATCAAAATCAGTAAATGAGACAGTAGAACTTACTTTCATATGTCCAGAAACTAAAGAAAAGATAACAAAAGAAATAAATCTTGATGATATAGAACCAGTATATTCAAAAGACCATAAATGTGAAATTCTTATTGACCCTACAATTAAAGTCAAAATGAGATACCCATCATTGGATGACATCATAGATAACGAAAATTTAGATTACTACAACTTACTATTGACGTGTATTGAAAGTATAGAGACGAAAGATGAACTCATCATTGCCAAGGATTATTCAAAAGAAAATCTAACAGAAATAGTAGACAGTCTCACAAAAACACAATTCAATAAGTTGATTGAATTTTTCAAGACTATGCCAAGAATTGAAACCGAAGTAGAGTATCAAACATCGGATGAAGTTTCTAGAAAAATTAAATTAAAGGGAATTCGTGATTTTTTTCAGTCTGCCTCAGCCACACAAATCTGAACATAGTTCTTAAAATGAACTTTGATCTTGGGTATGTACACAATCAATCTTTGGAATATATTGAAAATATGATACCCTGGGAAAGAGATTTGTATGTGGATCAACTGAGGCAGTATGTAGAAGAGCAGAATTTAAAATCACAGCAAGCTGCTGTAGAAAGTAGAAGTTATGGCAGAAGATAACAAGACAATGGCAAATGAAGAACTAGGATCTCTTTTCAGTTCCAACATGATGTCCATTGCTCCTAACGTTATAACTTCATTATCCGCCGATACTTCTCCAATACCATCCATAGAAAACGTCACGGATGCTACTCAGTCGGTCATCAATAATAATGTAAATTTAAGTTTAAACATTGCTAATGTGGGTCAGGGTGTAAGTAAGAACTACAATAACATAGGAAAGGAAATTAATAATTTCTTAAATACCGAAAAGATTACAGATCCATTGGATTTAAAAAAAAATTATCAATCAAACTTAAAAATAGAAAATACTAATTTAATATCAAATAATTCATACAGTCCAAGTGAAAATATATCAATAAATTCTTCTTCAGTCTCTGCTCCAGTGACAAATATTACTAATTCTAATATTACTAATTTTAATTCAAATTTATCTCAAACACCACCATCAATGAGTTCATTTGAAAATAATGTCATAAATGGAAATGAAAGTTCAACTACTATAATAACCAATCCTAAAATTGAAAATATCTCAAATCAACAGATACCACAACTGTCTTCTGATAATGTTAACATTCAATCCAACAGCAGCGAAAACATTACAAATAATAGCAATATAACAAATCTGACAAATCAATCAGATTCATCAATTATACAATCAACAAATAACAACTCTTATCAATCTATTGGAGATGGTAATTCTTTTGAAAATCAATCAGATTCATCAATTATACAATCAACAAATAACAACTCTTATCAATCTATTGGAGATGGTAATTCTTTTGAAAATCAATCAGATTCATCAATTATACAATCAACAAATAACAACTCTTATCAATCTATTGGAGATGGTAATTCCTCAGTATCCAATTTCACAAATTCTTACAATTATACAAATAATCAAAATCAAAATAATATGACAAATGTGGCATCAATGTCCACAAATTCTCAACAACAATTTGTGGGAAACTATTCAACGGTGGTGGTGGAAAACAGGGCATCATACAAACCCCTAGAAAGAATGGATGCAAATCCAAATCCACAATTTTCCAATGGACAACGAGATATAATTAATACTTCTCCGAGCGAGAAGGTGCAGTCAATTGAAACTCGTTTGATGGAATTGGAACGAATTGAAGGAGAAAATAGAGATTTAAATAATGAAAAAACAAATTCAATTCAAAACTATAGCACAATGGATGCTGTATTTGATACTCCGATGTTTGAAAAAATTTCAGACAACACATCACCTCATAAAACATCCAATATCAATAAAAGTTCCATGAGTGCCAACACAATTGGTATACTCATTAATAAAATGAACAGTCCCCCAATATGGAGGACTGTTCTAGGGTAAAGGAGAGAAAGTTTGTTAATCAGTCTTCAGCAAGTCGCTGAAAGTAACTGAGTGCATCGGATTCATCTTCAACATCATCTTCAACTGGTTTCTTCTGCTTGAGAGTAGGCTTCTTTTCCACCAGTTCTTCTGCGATGTCTTCAGCAGTCTTCTGATTTGTAGGAGCACCACCACGAATATCTCCACCAAGAACCTCTTGCATTCTTGCCTTCAGTTCTTCATACGACTTGAAGTTTGAAGAATCAAGGAATGGAAGAAGAGCATGTTGCGACTTCCAGATTCGTTCGAGTTGAGCATCATCTCCAGAGAGAGGAGTCATTGAATCAAACTTTGATGCGTCGTAGTTGGTGTAACCACCAACCTTGCGAATCTTGATGCGGAAGTTAGCACCCTTCCAAAAATCAAACGGATTGACTGGTTCCTCATCTTGGAACTCAGGCTTCATGACTTCCTGAATCTTCTCAAAGATCTTGGTTCCGTATTTATAGAGAAAGACTTTACCTTCGTTTTGAGGATTCGCAGGATCCGAAACAACGTAGATATTAGAGATGTAAGTGAGTTTACGCTTACGAACACGGGCAAGATCCTTATCTGACTCTAGACCTGAATTCCAGAGCATGTTATTGAGTTCACCAACTGGATCCTTCTGACCAAGAGTCGTGAGAGAATTCTCAATGTACCAACCACCTGGTCCCTGAAACGCATGATTGTATACCTTTACCCAAGGTACGTCTTCCCCGTCAACTGGAGGAAGAAAACGAATGATCGCAAACCCGTTTCCTGACTTGTCTTGCTCAGGACGCCAGAAACGATCATCCTTGTAGTCCTTTGCCTTTGTCTGATCATCCATCTTCTTGATGAGATCTTCAATTCCTGCTTTGGACTTCTTCTTAAGATCGCTAAAACCCATACTGCCTACTTTCCCCAAGGATCTCCCTTGGACTTTTACTTGACGGTGGGAACTCCCCACCCCTGAAGTATACCATGTGTAATATTGCCTGTCAACCCAGAGGCAATTTGTTCTTAATTCTTGGTAAAAGATTTAAATCTCTACCCTCTTGCTCAATCTTTTCAAGCAGTGGTCTGGTTAAAAGTTTTGGGGCAAGAGAAAAATCATACGAATACTCTTCAAAATAATAAATAACAGCGTCCATATATGATGAATTCTTGTCTCTTACATAGTTTTCTATGCGTTTGGAAAATTCTTCTCGGGTAATGTTGAATATCATAAACTCATTATACCATGGTTTTAAACACTGTCAATCTCTACACTATATATAAGAATAAAGGGAATAATATATGCCATATACTGCCGACAACATTGAAATCACAATAGCATCTGGAACTGCTATTCTTGCCACTGATTATGGTACAAGTGGAACTGGATTTAGTCTTGCTCATGCTCAGATCGCAAAGGTTTCTTGGGGTGACGATAGCACCACATATAGAGCAAGTGAGACATATCCATTCCCTGTAAAGATATACGGCATCACTGGCACTACAATTCCCATCAGTGGAACGATTTCTGGTACTGGTGATTTCTATGTTCGCACAAATCCAACCATTCCTTTGATCGTAAAGGGTTCTACTTTCTCTACAGATGCTCCTGTTGGAATTACTGGATCAATTCAAGGCATCTCTGGTGGTCAGGCCGTCGCAGTCTCTGGATCAGTTTCTGTCACCAATAATGTAGGCGTCTATGGAATCAGTGGAGCAACCGCAATTGCTATTACTGGTGGAAGACATTTAGATTCGTCCACCGATAGTGTTTATGTTTATGGTGACGTAGGAATTAGTGGTGGATTCCAATTAGTTGCTGCTGATGATTCTGTTTCTGTATATGGTCCTGGTGGATCAACGTACATTGAAGCGAATCTTAATGTAGCAGGAACTCCTCTTGGAATATCTGGAGACGCACTCAAGGTAGCAGTCACAAATGCTGGATTTACTTTCTCGGTTTCACTTTCATCAACAGTTGGAGTGACCAACGACGCAGCAGATAATGCTCTAAGGGTTCAAGGTCTTTCTGGTGCAACACCAGTCACTATTCAAGGAAGTCTCGCAGGAGGTGCTGTAGAAATTGGAGCATATACTGCGGTTCCCGTTGGTGTCTCTGGAACAGTTTCAATTGATGATACGGATATCATTGATGAGATTGAATCACTCAAGACCAACATCGGAACTGTTGCGACAAATGCAGGATATGCGCTTGATATTCTTAACCTCATCAACACAGGTGGTGATGGAGCAAGAGTAATTGTAAATTCTATCGCAAGAGCAAATAGAATTTCACATTCTCAAGTCACAGTCACTTCAAATACTTCCATTCTTGGAAATCAAACAGGTCTGAAATCTGGTGTTACAATCAAATCATTGGCAACAAACACGACTGACATTTACGTCGGAAATTCACTCGCATTGACAACGACCAATGGTTATGTCTTGAGTCCTGGCGAAACTCTATTCCTTGAAGTCAGTACTCTTGGATCTATATTTGTTAGAACATCTGCGGGATCAGCAACTCTAGCATATATCGCAACATGATAAGAAATAAAACGACATCCTCTCTTAAACAAACAGAAAAAGAAAAACTGGTATTGGTTAGATATTCTTTGCTGTATGGAATCAGCATAGAAAGAGCAAAACCAGAAACACTAAGTCTAAAGAGAGGCATCGTTGCTACACCTACATTTTTATTTCACACTAACAACACCAAGTGCCTAATAGACTACAGCAATCAGACAAATTCTGATGCCGAAAAAGCAACAAAGGAATTCTTTGATCAAATTACAACTGGTACGACACTTACAATAACAAATGGTTATTATAAGGATCCAAATTTTGATTTTTCAGCAGATGTGTCTGGAACATATGTGTATAGAAGTTATTTCAATGGAGTCATACAGGCGGATGTCACCACAGTTGAAAGTCTGTACAGTGGTATCACGAAGTACAACAAATTAAACTTTGAACAGATTCCATATCTAAGTGTTCCTTCGCTTAAGACACCAGACGAAAACAAAACTCTAATTAAAAACAAATTAGGAAAGAACACAAAGAATTCATTCAACTATCTTGGAGTGAAGGTGGGGGACTATATTAGAATAAGTTCTGATACTGTTCCTCTGAAGGTCTTGAAACTAGAAGTTGATTCTGAAGGAAACGAGTTTATAGAGATTCAGGGAGTATTGGAAGAAGTAGATTATACAAATCAAAAAATCAAGATTGAAGTATATGTTTCAGTTGTTGATAAGTACACAACTACTCCCAACACAGAAGAAAGAGATGTTGGTGCTTGTATAGAATACTCTGGTGGAGTGATTGTTTCATGTAATAACAACCACACACTCTCACAGTGTAGAGCAAGATCTAGCACCGTAAAAGGTGTAACTACAGAACTTACTCTAGGCACATTCTGCTCCACACCAGAGACAAGTACTGCTGTGCAGACTACCACAACTGATAATCTGGTTCAAATCACCAACACCTTGGCAGATGCCGTGGTGAATATCAACAACACGATCAGTAGAACTAAATTCTACGGCAGAAATTTTTAAGCAGCTTCCAATCTAGGATCTGAAGCACTGACATCAGTGATTTGAATTTCCTGACTAGTGGAGAATGCTTTTCTATTTTGTATCAATTCGTTTGCTCTAGAGGTTGCCTCATTTTCGTCATTTGCTAGAATATTGATGGTGTGGAAAATGACTTGCTCTGCCTTGACTTTAAATAACTTCATGGCGTCCTCCTAAACAAACTTGACATCTTGAGGAACGATACCGAATCGGTCCTGAAGACTTTTGTTTATGACATTAAATGCTTGGGTATTCTCATACCAAACAGAAAGGGTTACGGCATCCGTTGAGACACCGTAACCCCTAATTTTACATTCAGGTTTTGATTCTAAAAATCTTTTAGGTTTGCCACTTAACTCAATAAAAGAGTAGAGATATGTGACTTGAATCATTCACCTTTATGTATATTATTTCTCACTTTCGTGAGTTCTTCACATTGCAGCACTGAGACACATGATTTAGTCTCTCTACATCATCACGAACTTCTCGTAGACCATCATCAATGTAACGATAGCAAGCATCCCACTCACGATAGAGATCGTCACGCTCACGCTTGAATTCTGCTTCGGTCTTGCTGAGTGCGATATAAACAAGCACACCGACTCCGAAGCAGAGAGAACCAAACAGTTCAAACATATCTCCAGTGCGAGGAGCAAGATTCTTGCCAGCGAAAAACACAAAGACATGAGTAAGAACGCCAACCCACCCTAGAACATTAACGAATAAATTTGTAATCTTTGACATATTTTTTCCTTTCATTCTTCTGAGAAACGGGGGACTAACACGAATTGTATTAAACACATTATATGTTTTGATTGACATTGTAAACCTCCAAGCATCCCTGAGAGGGCTCGAACCTCTGACCCACAGCTTAGAAGGCTGTTGCTCTATCCAACTGAGCTACAGGGATATATACCCATTGTACCACAAATGGGTATCCATGTCAAGCCTGTCAGACTGACAACTTAAGGTTTGCTGAAGGATCAATTACCTTTTTACCAGGAATTACCAGATTATTTACAACAACATTTGTGTAATGGTCTTCTAGATCCTTTTGTGCGTCAACCATGAACACTACATGAGACTTTAATAGATCAATTCCATCCTCAACATTAGCGTATGGCAACCATTTTGCCAAGAGCAACTTTCCTTCGGGGGATGGAATTAGAACCGAAGGATCTTTAAGAGTCACTGAGGTTTTAGTTTCCTCAACGCTTGCGATAATCTCTTCACCACTCATTAGACGAACAATTTTCACTGCCATAATAATTACTCCTTATCTTCTGGACATTTAAACATTATACGATCCCAAAACTTACACTTTGGGGGTTTATCAATAGGCCAACATGTGCAACAGTCGGATGGAATCTTGTCTGAATTCTTTGGATCTTCTGCTCTGGCGACTGCTTTTTCAATTTCTTTCATCGTAAGAAGCATGTCAATGCAGCGATCATCTTTCTTCGCTTGCAAGTAAACCAAGTCCGATCTCTTTACTTCTCTTCTCATGTTGAACCTCCCATTCTATATCAGTATGTATACGTTGTCAAGGGGTTGGGGTTTTTGGTCTTTTGGACTTAATATAATCAGAAATAACATCTGACAATTCCTCTAGACTCTTGAGTCCGATATAACCCATCATGAATGCTACCGCGTATTTTCCCTTATCTTGAAGAGATTCGGGGGCGAAGTTAAGTACTAGTGGTGTGAGAAAATTCGCACAAATAGTACCCATGGTTATGCACATTATTTGTTTGCTTAGTTTTTGCTTCTTCTTCTTGATTGATAAGATCAATGCACCGAAGAATCCAGATACTAAAAATCCTAAATCAATCCCGAATCTTAATAACTGTGAGTGGAAATCGTCGTTCTGCATGTTTATCCTTTATACTAGAAAAACATGATATAAAGGTACTAGTATATATAAAAAACCCCACCATCTCTGGTGGGGTGGTTCGTTCAGATGCGGGAGAACCAATCCCCACTGCTTCAAGCAGCCATCCGCATTGGTGCGGCATTTAAAATTGCAACCGTTGTTTCACGACACTCGTTGCCAGTGACGGATATCTCCCTTATGCTCGCTTCCCCTTGTCGATTCTATTCGACCCCGTAGTTTGGGACACTATGATGGATTACACCATCTACCTTGCTTTGTCGGTCAATTTTACAGACCGTTTTACGCAAGAGCGTCTCTTGTCAAGACCGCGTTTCCGTCAGAACGCCACTAGTGTCGAATGGAGTCGGGGGGATTCGCACCCCCGTCCAAATGGGTTGTTCACAAAGATCAACGATATCAATCGGGAATGTCCGATTTGCACGGCGTTTCCACTTCCCAAAAGTGGTGTGTTGCTACTACACCACATTCCCGTTATTTTTTAGTTTTCTTTACATCAGTTTGTTTTTTTATTTGTTCTTTCTCTGGCGGAGTAGAAACTACTTTTGGAGTCAATTTAGCAAGTTTTCTCTCATGTTCAATAAGTTTTTGTAATTCATTTTTTGATCTCATTTCAATTCCCCTTTGGAGTATTTATAAGTTTCTCCAAAGCAGATGCCACTCTATTCAATGAGTGCTGAGTCAAGAACATGCCATTTGTGGCATTTTGAATTTCTTTATTTGTTTCCGAGATCAGAATGTTCTGATCGGTATGTGCTGTATTGTACATCTCTTCCAGTTCGGCAATCTCATGCTCCATTGGAAAATGCTTCAGACATTCTGATGCCATCTTGCGAATTTCCTTTGGAACTCTTGGAGTTTCCTCTGGATTGAGCAAGTCAAACAAGAACTTTCTTGTCTTTCGCATTGAAATGAACCATTCATTTGGTAATGTCATAACTCTCTGAACTGGGATCGAACCAGTGACATCGAAGTTAACAGCTTCGCGCTCTACCTGCTGAGCTATCAGAGAATGGTTGCAGAGGGACTCGAACCCCCGAAGTCTAATGACAACAGATTTACAGTCTGTCCTCTTTGCCGCTTGAGTATACAACCCAATACCCTAACGGGGACTCGAACCCCGAGCCTTCGCCTTGAAAGGGCGACGATCTGGCCAGTTGATCTATTAGGGCAGTAAATACGCCGTTCCAGTAACGCTCTGGCTTGAGATTGTTATAAGCAATCCTGCGAAACTTTCCGCCCACGGCGCGTTGGTATCATTATACCAAATTCTGTTCGCTTGTCAAGACCTCTGGAACAACAATCTTTGATTTCTTATTGTTCACATGTCCATTTTCATTCTTCATGAAATAATTGCTCTTCTGACGATCTTCATCGTGACCAAGACGATAATTAATTTCCTTCACTCCAAGAGCATTGAGAATGACAGCATCACTCTCTTCACCTGCGAAGATTGAAAGTAGAGAAATTGAAACGTTCTTTGCTTCCTCTTCATTCATCTCAAGAGGAATATCAATGTGAAGACGGTATGTCATGATCAATCCTGTAGAAATTGTACAATCTCTTCCTGAGCGACTTCAACAATCTGACCAGATTCTGTGCGAACCTTTGCCATCTTGTTTCCGAAAAGATCTTCGTAATTCTCAATCACAACACAAGTTTCTTTTGTTTCCTTGATTACATATTTCATAGTTTGTGAATTCCTTCGTTGTCTGTATAGTATATAGTTTGAAAAACCTCACGACACCACGGCAAACAAAGTTCGCATGGTTTTGACATTCGTAATTGTCCGAAACGGTTGAATCTAACATTTACAAGATTCAACTTTCTGCCGCGTAGATTGTATGGGACTTTGCGGTATGCGTCAAGCTCTGAGTGCATTTCGTCATACCGATATCCGATTTCGGAGGCCTTCGGATGTGTCTTGAAATTATTCCTACCTACAGAAACAATTCTATTCTTATGAAAGATTAGAGAGATATGTTTCTTCTGTCTCTGAATCTCAAGACAGAGAGGAAACGCAAAATCCAAAATGTCATCAAGATCTGTCATAAACAAAGGTAGGGCATTTCTGCCCTACCTTCGCGGGAATTTAGTTTGTTATGATCAGGCGTTGATCATGTAGCGACTACCGTCCTTGCGGAAGCCGTAGGTGCGCGAACCAGGGTGAGTGTCGCGCATGAAGTAGCGAGTGTTGCTACCGTTCTCGACAGTCTCAATCTCCCAATTGCCGTATGCCTCGACCATCTCACGAATGTCGCTGATGGTCGCACGGAGGTTCTGAACACCGTACTTGTTTAGCGCCTCACGGGCATCGATGCCCCATCCACGGGCAAGGTGATTGATGACCTGACGCTTCTTGGTAAGAGTGTTGCTGTTTGCCATAATAATAAAATTCCTTAGTGACCCTGAATTGGAAGATCCGATCATTTGCGGGTCAGTCACCTGATCGGTTAACTGGGTACATTATACAGGAAGGGGGGTCGTCTGTCAAGCCCCTTGAGGGGGCAGGAAAAAGAATCTTAAATTTCTTTTTTCCTATAATTTAATTTCCATAGCGCCTTAGCAATGGCGTTGGCGGTTTCAATTACCGCATCTTCGGAAAGCTCAGGACGCACTGCATGAACAACTTCATGAATGATTGTATCCATGAGATCCAATGGTTTAAGACTGCGCTTAACCCAAATTTCTGGTTTTGAATATTTTGGATCATCGCATTCGCCAAGAATATTATTTGGAAGTTCTGCGGATTTTACAATCTTAATCTTCCAGTTCTTCTTGTTGATCCGTATTGACACTTCTTCTTCAGGAACCATAAGAACCTCCAAGTTATATAGCATCTATAAATGCCATAAACATCAGCACACCGATGCTGATGATTATCATTATAATTGGAATGTCTGTAATAACTTGACTAAGAAGTTTTCTTGCTTTTCTTTTTAATATTTTCATTCTTCTTTTTTCCAAAGATACGATCATAGTTTTCGTCCCATTTCTTTCGATCAACGGGACGATACTTATCGCCTTTGCCTGCGGAATGTTGACGATTGTCATTCATAGAGCGTAGTGGGGGACTTGAACCCCTTCTCAATTGCTTTACAGCAATTCTAGTAGAGCCTCCAGATGCGCGGTCTGACTGATACTACGCGAAAAGCGGGTGATGGGATTTGAACCCACGACGACAAGCTTGGAAGGCTAGCATTCTACCACTGAATTACACCCGCGAATACCCCCAGTAGGGATCGAACCTACGACCTATCGGTTAAAAGCCGAATGCTCTACCATCTGAGCTATAGGGGCGGTAAAGCAGGGGATGGCGAGTCCCCCGCAAGGTTTTACGCCTAGTTTCTAGGTAATCGACTCGTTAGAAACTATAACAACGGTCGATGCGTATTTGATCTAATACGCAAATCTTATAATATAATAGCGGTTTTATGGTTCACATATGGTTCTCTCATGCGGTACATTATATCAGAATCTGCTGCTTTGTCAAGCCTTCGGAGTACCATTCTGGAATATTTCGTCTTGTCCATTTTGCGAATCTTTTCTTTTCTCCAAGGTAATAATTACGATATGCGCTAATGGCGTCATCCGTTACTTTATATTGCTCTGGCATTGCCTGAGCGAATGGAGTACGAGCAGTTCCATTCTCAATTACATACTTTGGAATTTCATTCTCAAACCAATAGGTAAGAGAATGCGCCTTATGAATCTTACCATAACGGTAGGTATATTCATTTGACAACTCATTGGTATGCTGTGCCAACCAGATGTAATTGTGGGATGATGATCTTGCCCACACCGTACATGGATGGTTCATGAATGACTTCTTGTAGAGAAAGTCTTCTTCTGCTCCACCTAGACGATGAATGGTGGAGAGC